GCCTGCGACCCAGGCTGTGAATGCCGTCGAACCCAACTACTCAGTCCACGAGCAGCTACCCCGCGCAGTCGTCCAGTGGCACACCTATCAAAAGCGCTGGATGGCGCGCTACTGGCAGAGCAAGGGTGTGCGCATACTGGTGGATATGAACGTCCACCCCCGGTGCATGGAAGATAACCTGGTCGGCGTGCCGGCGGGCTGGTCAGCGTTCTCCACCCGTGGATACAATGGCGACATCTGGAAGATACGTGAGCAGATCGGTATAGCACGTGCTATTGCCTGCAAGAAAGATGTGCTCTTCGTTGTCTACGGTGGCGGACTGCCTGTGAAAGAATTCTGCCAGGCAGATGGCCTGATCTGGCTCCCGGAGCAGGAAAGTGAACGCCGAGACTCCCGATATGATCCACACGTCCCCGAATGGGCGTGGGAAAAGGTGAAGCATGGCAAACCCGCTGGAACAATCCATCCTATCAGCCGTGAAGGCGAACAGCACAATCGGTGACTCATTTGCCCGCATTGGCACAAAAGACCACCCGCGAGGGCTGGTGATGACCGCTTACCGGAATGCACAGCGCGCTATGGCCCAGGCGCTCGGCGAAAGTTTCCCGCTTCCATCGGTTATCGAGGTGATGGACGGCCTGACTTCCAACCTGCAAGCCGGCCTGCGCGATGAATTGCAGGATATGTACAACTTTGGGCAAGATGAAGCGGCCCGGCAGCTTGAATTCTACGGGATCGAACCGCCTGATAACCGGGCCAACCCATACTCATCCCAGGTAGAAGCGGCAGTGGCGGCCTGCATCGCCAAGGCGAACTCGCAATCCAGCACCATCCGGGCGCTGGTACTGACAGGCGCATCACCAGAGCAGATTTTGGGCGGAGAAACTCGCGTTGGCATCCTGCGTCCCACGGATGTGACCAATACCGCAGCATACTGGACTGCGGCGATGGTTGGGGCGGGTTTTGAGTGGCTGGTTGCGCAGCAGCAGACCAATACCAGCTTTAGCAAACAGGTCGTGGCCGGCCTGGATAACCGGACAACGGATTGCTGCCTGCGGGCGCACGGGCAGATCAAGCCCCTGAATAAAAAATTTACCCTTGTCGGGGAACCCCGCTTTGCCGACGAACTGGACTGGACACCGTTCCACTACTACTGCCGGTCGTCCGTCGCGTTGTACCTGTCAGAATACGACTATGGAATTACCCAGCGAATGCGAAACTCTGCCAGTACCATCCTGAGCGAACGTGCCGCTGGTTTGTTTATTGATCGAGACCCTGCTAACGCATTTGGATAGGAGATTGATATGTCACAATACGCACCCCAAGAGTCCGCTTTTGGCGAACTGCTCACGGCACGCCTGATCCCCCAGGCCGCCTGGCGCTTCGATTACGGGATCAACACCCGGATTGTCAAAACCACGACCGCCAACGGTGGAACCGTTACTGCGGACGGCAACCGGGCAAAGCTCACCAGCAGCGCTCACGTGGCCGGCCTGGCGAGAGTCGAAACCCTGAAGCGCCTGCGTTACGCACTAGGTGAGGGCGGGCTTCTCCGCATTACGTTTGTCCACGCAACCCCCAAGGCTCTGAGCAAGCAGTACTTTGGCCTGGGTGACACCGTTGACCGTTTGTATTTCGGCTACGATGGCCTGGATTGGGGCGTGGGCCGCCGGCGCAGCGGCACGGATCACTTCATCAAGCTGGCGAGTTTCTCCGGCTCAAACCCTGGGCTTGATTTCGCCAATGGCAACGTTTATCAAATCCGCTACCAGTGGCTTGGGTATGGCTATCTCAGGTTTTACTGCCTGAACCCGGACGGCGAGAACCTGGGCTATAGCCTTATGCACACAATTGCATACCCGAACACCAGCGCGGACGTGCATATTCTCAATCCCACCCTGCCCATTTTCGCCGAAGTCGAGAACGCAGGCAACAACAGTAGCATTGTGGCCTACACCCCCAGCGCTGCCGCCTTTGTGGAAGGCGAAACCGGCGACCAGGGCAACCCCCTGGATGTGTTCAATTCCTACGACCGCACGGCAAGTTTCTCGGACGCCAACAATAACCACCTGCTCACCATTCGTAACAAATCCGCCTTCCTGGCAATCGCCAACCGTGTGCCGGTGCAGATCAATTCGATCACGCTCTCACGCGGCTCCGGGGCCGCCTCGACCACAGCGCGCCTGTACAGGTCAGCCACGACCGCCGGCGCGCTGGTTTACACCGACGTGGACGCCAGTAACTCCCCGGTTGATGCCAGTCCGACCACCACAACCGTTACCAGCAGCAACGCGGAGCGGGCTTTCTCCCTGCCGGCAGGCGCGCTGTTTCCCATCGAATTTAAGCCGGGCGAAATGGTGCTCCAACCCGGCGAGAGCCTGACCATCGGCATCCAGAATTCTGGGGTGCAGGCTACCGAAGTCGTCGCAACCGTGAACTGGAGCGAGTTGTTTTAGAGAACGACTGTGCTATAATAGCTTTGTCCGACTGAGCAAAACGCCGGGACGCACTTACAAGAGTGCGTCCCGGCGTTTTGCGTTAAATCCCCTACGTTACGCCTACGGAAAAGGCGGGAGGAAACAATAGCTTATGCCACCCTTGTATCGCATTCCTGGTGTATTTTTTGACGTTGACGACCCCGGCAACGGTGCGTTGACGAAGGATAAGAAAACCGACGCTACGGCAGCGGCAAATGCCGGCCCAACCCAGGAAGAACTCGACCGCCAGTTTTCGGAGCGCGCCAAGCGTGCCCAGGAAGCCGAGCGCAAGCGCCTGCTGGAGTCTTTGGGCGTCCAGTCCGAAGAAGACCTGAAAACGATTGTCAAGGCGAAACAAGACGCTGACGAGAAGGCAAAAACTGAGCAGCAACGTCTCGCTGACGAAGCCACCAAAGCCAAAGCCGACGCTGCCAAGCTCAAAGCCGACTCTGACGCGCAAATCGCATCCATGCAAAAGCGCCTGCTCGACAGCGAGATCAAGCTGATCGCATCGAAGCCGGTCGTGAATGAAAAGGATGGCAAGGTCATCCGGGCCGCCTTCCGCCCGGAAGCCCTGGAAGCCCTGCTCTTGGTCGTTGACCGCAGCGGGATCAAGGACAGCGAAGGCAAGTACGAGGGCATTGACAAGGCCCTGGAAACCGCTGCGAAGGCCCACGGCTATATGCTTGCGGACACAAGTCCACAGAACTCCACCAACCAGCGCAAGGGCACTCCCGGCGCAGGTGGTGGCTCAAAGCCCAAGACCGATAGCCGTTCCGATCAAGACGACGACGATCTTGGCTTCCAATCTCTCTAATTGAGGTCACAAAATGGCTGACATTACCCTTGACAGCACCCGTGAACTGAACCCGGTTTTCCCGGAAGTCGCTGAAATCCGCGATTTCAAAGAAGCCGAAACCCTGGCCGTTGGCGACGTGGTTTATCTCGTCACCACGACCGGCAAGGTGGCAAAGGCTGACGCCGATGCCGCCGGCAAACAACAGGCCCGTGGCATTGTGGTCAAACGCCAGGGTTCCACCGTCTCCGTGATGAAGCGCGGCTACCTGGCCGGCTTTGCCATCTCTGGCCTGGCTTACGACGCCCAGGTTTTCCTGAGCAATACTGCCGGTTCGCTGGCAGATGCGGCGGGAACTATGACCGTCGCGTGCGGGCGTGTTGCCTGCTTCACCAACGACTCCATCACCAAAATCCTGTACGTGGATTTTGATTGGCGCATCCAGCACTCGTAAAAGGAGCCTAATCCAATGACCGCTACCACCATCGCGGGCATCCTGCAAATCGAAGATGCCGCAAACACCTATGTAAATACGGTCGGCGAACAGAGCATCTATGATGCCGTTGGGGAATATACCCGCCGGCTCAATGCGTCTCTGGAACGCCTTACCGGTCTTTTCGTTCAGCGCACAACGACCGACCACAAATTCCGCTACTACCTCCCCGGCAACCGCGAGTTGCAGAGTCAGGGCGGTATGGGCCGGCCTGCTGAACAGAAGTTCAAGGCTTACTACGATGTGGCCCTGCCCATCTTCCAGTACGGGGATGCGGTAGGCTCGACTTTCATTGACGCGGCCTACATGACCGTAGCCGACGTTGATCGCCAGGTCGCCGAAATCCGGCTTGCTGCGCGCAAGCGCCTGCGCAAGTCGGTCTTGCAGGCCCTGTTCAACAACGCCGATCTGACCTACGAAGACTTGGTCTTTGGCACGCTCATAGTGAAGCCCCTGGCAAACGGTGACGCCGTCGAGTATCCGCCCCTGCCCGGTTACGACACCCTGGCGACCGCAAATCATTTTGCGGTAACCGGCTACGCTGTTGCGGCTATCTCGGACATCAACAACCCGATTGCCACGCACGCGGCTACCCTGCTTGCCAGTTACCCGGACGAGATTGACGGCATCGTGTTCATCGCCACCAACATGACCCCCTACGTCAAGGCCCTCACCAACTTCATGGAAGTTGGTGATCCCCGCATTATCAAGGGCGGCCTGGCTGATCGTCTGGTGAACCTTCCCGGCGCTGTGCCAGGCAAGATCATTGGGCGCTGCGACGAGATGTGGGTGAGCGAATGGCCCGATTTGCCTGCCAATTACTCTATCTCCATCGCCCCCAGCGCGGAGAAGCCCCTGCAACGGCGCATTGATATGCCCGGCACTGGCCTGCCCAGCGAACTCACGCTGATCAAGCAGAGCGACTTGTTCCCGTTCAGCAAGTCTGAATGGATGTGGCGCTACGGCATGGGCGTTGTCAATCGCCTGAACGGCTTTGTGCTGGAATGCGGTGTTGGTGGCTCGTACACCATCCCGACCAGCCTGGCCTACTAAGGGGTGATCTGATGGCATCCGCTCAAATTCTCGCTGCGCGCCAGGCCCAGGCGGCCCGTGACCAGGCCGACGCCATGCAAAAGATGGCGGCTGAACTGGCCGAAGTCAAGGCCCAGCTTGCCGAAGTCCTGGCAATCCTGCGCCCTGCGCCGGCTCCCGAAGTGGCCGTCGAACCGGCTCCCGAAATGGACGCCCAGCCCGCTGGGAAGCCTGCCAACAAGCAAACCAAGTAAGCAAAAGGGGCGGGGTATCCCGCCCCTTTTTGAAAGGCTCACCAATGGCTCCTAAACCACATATTGCAACTGCCGAGTACATCCGCACCAAGTGGCTGGATGTTATGAATCGCCTGCGCATCGGTGACGTTGAAGTCACTGCCAGCGCTGCTGAGTTGAACAGCCTGGATGGCCTGACCGCATCCACGGCAGAACTGAACCTGAACGATCTGAGCGCGGTTGGCGCGCTGGTCAAGGTCAAAAAGCTGGAAATCTCCGCCACCCCCACCGGCTCAGAGCAGGACACCCTTTGGGACTTGCCCGCAAAATCCATCGTGCTTGATGTGCTTTTGGATGTAACCACCCTGGAAGCAACCGGCACGACCAAAACCATGGACATCGGGTTGAAATCCGGTGAGTCGGGTGGAGATGCGGACGGGTTCGCTGTCGCTATCAACTGCGCTGCTGCTGGCCTGGTGCGCCCCGGAGTCGTCACGACTGCCGGCGCGACCGAGACCTACGTCAGTGATTTCTCCCGTGGTGCTTTCCTGCGCCAGGGTATCCCGCTGGCCGGCGCAAACGTAGTGGGTGACGAAGGTTCCTACTACGAAAAGCCCCACCTTTCCACCAGCGTGACTGCCAAGTCGGTCACGTATACAGCCAAGTCTGCCAACTGGGCAGAGTTCCGTGGCGCGATTTACGTTCTGTATATCGAGCTTGGCTAAAGATTTATCAACATAAGGTCATAGCATGGCATACACACGAGTAGATGCAGAAACATCCCTGGTAAGCCGCCTGAAGGCCAAGATGGCAGCAGCGGACTTCGCAACAACCACCGCAGGCAGTAACGCCGATTTGAACGACCCGTTCGCGGTTTCCCTTCGCAAGATGGGGAAACCGGCGACAAACCCAATTACTGATGGTGATTTATCTGGCCTGAGTGACGCCGAATGGGATGAATTTCTCGACCGCGCAGAACTGCGCACACTCGAAAATATTGCCGGAAATATTGACCTGGTGGACATTACAGTTGGCCCGCGACGTGAGTCGTTGGGCCAACTGACTGACCAAGTAGAGAAGGCGATTGCCAGGCTGAGCAAGAAAATCTCCCTGGCTTATGGTGAGGGGCTTTCCAGCCTGTCTACCGGAAGCCTTACACTGGATTTCCAGGAGACCAATGAGCAGCTTTAGCAGGATGGCAACTGTCGAAGCATCCACGAAGCGTGTGCCTGCAATAACTGGTGGAAAGCGCGGAGAGGCGACAACATTCATCGCCAGTCTGTTTTGTACCCCGCTCGATCCAGTTGATGCAGAAATCATGCGCCGGCTGAACCTTGGCACGGCGCACGAACTGCTCCAAACGTTCGTGGATGCGACTCATGACATCCGCGAGGGCGATCACCTGGTGGTCAAATCTTCCGGGAAAGCCTACCCCGTTCGCGCAACCGAAGACTGGGCCTGGCGCAAAGGAACCTACCGACGCCTGGTTATCGAGGACTTAAAAGCATGACCATGCTGACCATCAACGGTCTACAAAAGGCGCAGCGATGGAATGCCCGCGCAATTGCCAATCTCAAGCCTGGCGGCGATGTTCCTCGCGCCATCCAGATCATCGTCACCCAGCTACACCGCTACGAACTGACGGTGGCCCACGTGGATACCGGCGCAATGCGCGCCAGCATCCGCATGGAAGTCAACGGTATGCGCGGCAGAACCTATGTTGATCCCCAGGCGCGCAATCCGCGCACCGGAATGCTGACCAGCGTGTACGCTGAGGCCGAGGAGGCGCGGGGCGGGGAACACGCATTTGCTTCGCGCACCGTGAACGAAGCTGCGCCCCGGATCATCAACCAGGCGCTTGGTTATATCGGCAGGAGTCTGACATGACCGTAGCCACATCTCGAAAAACAGCCCGAAAAGCGCTGGCATCGCTGCTGGACACGGCACTTTCCAGTTACCTGGTAAGCGGGGATCACGTTACGGCGTACCCCCCGGCTGATTTTACGCTTTCGCCAAAAATATTCGTGCGCTCCGCCGGCACATATAGTGATCGGCGTGGGGTAGGCCAGCAATTTGGGTTTAACAAGTTCGCGCTTGAAATCTGGATTTATGTAAGCGCAGCAAACAAAGACCCCGGCAATACCCCGGAGGCCGTGGCTGATCTTCTGGACGACATCGAAGCGGTAGTCAGAAAAACAATCCTGGACAACCCCAAGAATGCCGCCTGGAATGCCATCCGCCAGCCAGAAGGCGAGAAAACAGAAATTGTCCAACTCGAGGGCAAGGCCACGGGTGGCAGTCCCTACGATGTAGAAATCATGCCCGTTGAGGTTGAAATTTATGACACCCAAGCGTAAAGAGTTACTCACACAAATTGACAGCGCCAGCGCGGCCATTGTGAAATACAAAGGCCACGGCGCTTTTATCCCAGGCGTTCCTGCGCGGGATATGACCCCCGTTGAGTGGGAGAGTCTTCCCCAGGCACTCCGTGACCAGGCTATCCAGGCCGATCTGTATATGGCCGTCGAAGCCGCGAGCGAACCCGTTGAACAAAAGGATGGTGGCTAATGCCGTACACACCTGATCTAAACCAATTGCAGATTGGTAAAGAAACGACCTGGGGCACTTCCGTTACCCCCACCGCAAAAATGGGCCTGATTGAAGAAGTCAAGCTGACCCCTGAAATCGAAGTCGGGCGAAACCCTGACGTGCGCGGCAGTCTCGTCGGGGCTGACTACGTTCACACCCTGGATAGCCAGAAAGCCGCAGCCACAGTGAGCGGTATTCTGACATACGAGGATATTGGATTCTGGCTCGATAGCATCCTGGCTATCAATACATCCCCGTCAGGCGCGGGGCCTTACATTTACCCCCGCGAAGCCCCGCTGACCGCTGTGCCAACCCGGCGCATGATGACCCTGGTTTGGGGTCAGACTGGCGCGATTTATAAACTGGCGGGCGGGATCGTCAAGGAGTTGACCATCAGCTTCGAGGTTAATAAACCCTGGAAGTTTTCGGCAACCATGATCGGCAAAAGCATCGCAACCGGTGCGCTGGCTGTCTTGTCTGATCGCACGCAAACGCCAATTCACTCCAACGAGAGCAGTCTGTTTATTGACGCCTGGGCCGGCACGGCAGGTGGTACCGCGATCACTGCGCCTGTCTGGTTTGGCGGCGAGTTAAGCATCAAAGCCAATACCGAAGTGGTAATGGGCATGGGCAGCCTGACCGCTGCCGCTTATGTTGATGCAGCCTACGAGGCGTCTCTCAAACTGCACATGGAAACGCACGCCACCAGCGCGGCTTATGTGGCGTCCATCCTGGGCACCAGCCTGCTCCAGCACCAGGTGCGCATCAAGGGCACCACGGGTGCAACCCAAATTGCACAGTTTGACTTTGCCGGCACGCACACCAAAGCCCCGGAAAGTTTCTCCGACTCCGATGGCGTGGTCACCTGGGAATTCGAGATGACCAAAGCCTATAACCCAACGCTGGCGAACTGGCTGAAAACGTCAGTCACCAACGGCATCTCTGTTCTTCCATAAGGATTTTATGAGCAACCCTTCTGAAAATGTCAAAGTCGTAATCACCCCTCCCGGCCCCCAGGCCCCAGGGTTTGCCCGTCGCATTCGCCGTGCCGCCTACTTCCAGGATGCCGTTTCTGGTGGAAAGATCACTGCAACGCTGATTGATGAGCTTGTTCTTTTCTTGGCTGACTACTGCGAAGGCCCGCGTGAAGACGTGATCGAACACCTGTGGGGATGCTCTCAGGATCAATTCATGGAAATCTTGTCTGCCGTTGCCGGAGGCAGCGGCTCGGAAGTCCCCCCGGTGAATTAAGAGAATTTCGCCGTTACCTGCGAGGGTATGAGAGCGGACGATACCCTGAGTGGGCCACCTGCCTGGATATGTCAGGTGGTGACCCCCTCAGGGCAAAAGAAATCTACGATCAAATGGATGCCGAGTGGTACTACCGCTGGCACGCATGGAAATCAGAGCGCAAGCGGGCAGGAGTAGACCGTGACCACCTACCAGGTTGAATTAGTAGTAAATGGACGGGATAACGCCAGCGGCCCACTTAACAAGGTCGGTGGCGTTCTTGGCAATATTGCCACCATTGCCGGCGGCATCCTGTCTGCTCAGGTTTTCAGCGGGATTGCCAGCGGGATAGGCAACATGGCAAGCGAGGCCCTGAACAGCTACGCAAACTTTGAGCGCCTGGGAATGGCGCTTCAAAGTTTGTCAGCCCGCGAACTGCTCAATACTGGCGCAGCCAACAACATGACATCTGCCATGGAAATGGCGAAGGGCCAGGCGGCAGAGTTGCAGGGCTGGATTACAAAGCTGGCTATCCTATCCCCGTTCAACCAGGAAGATGTCGCGCAGTCTTTCCGCCTGGCAATGGCCTACGGGTTTACGACCAAGGAAGCCCAGCGGCTCACCCAGGCCACCATTGACTTTGCTGCCGGCTCCGGGGCTTCCGGGTATGCCATGCAGCAGATCGCGCTTGCCCTGGGCCAGATCAAGGCCAAGGGCAAACTTGCCGGGCAGGAAGTGCTCCAGCTTACCAATGCCGGTTTGGATGTGCGCGGCATACTGGCTAAGTCGTTTGGCGTTACCACTGAGAAGCTGATCGAAATGCAGGAGAAGGGTCTTATCCCTGCCGACAAGGCCATCGAGGCCATTGTCAAAACTCTGGAGAATGACTTCGGTGGCGCAGCCAAAGCGCAGGCCGCCACATTCTCCGGCCTGATCGCATCCCTGCAAGACATCAAGAGTGTCGGCCTGCGGGAGTTTTTCGCCGGCACGTTCAAGGCCATCCAGCCGTATCTATCGGCTTTTGTAGATAAGTTTTCGGACCCGGCTTTCATGGCGAAAATCCGCGAGTTCGGCGAGCGGCTGGGCGGGATCGTTGCCAAGCTGCTGGAATTTGGCGCAGTCCTTGCCAGCGGGAACCTGTCACAAATCTCAGACAAGGTCGTCGGGATGCTGATTGACCTGGCTGCCCGCTTCGGATGGACAAAGGAGCAGCTTATCAGTGCGCTGGCAGTTTGGCGCAATTTCCGCCACGGCCTCGCGGTTGCCATCGAAGGCGTGCGGGCCACGCTTTCAGATATGGGGGAAAACTGGGAAAAATTCAAAGAAGACTTGTCGGCTGAAACCATCCTGGATGTCTTGAAGGGCGTTTTCGGCGGATTGTCTGGTGCTGCAATCGCGGCTATGTTTGCCCCTGTTGGTGCGGCCCTGCTCCAGGGGCTTTTCAGTTTTACCACTGGCAAAAGCATCCTGGCTATCGGTCGGCTGCTGATTGGAAAGCTGTTCACCGGCATCCTGGTCGGGCTTTCCATGCTGAACCCGATGCTGGGTGGCGCATTCTTCCGCATGTTCATGGTCGGCGGAACGTTTTTCAAGCTGGGCGGGCTGATCTCCGGTAAGATTTTTTCGGGCCTGCTGGTTGGGCTTTCTCGTCTATCCCCGGCGCTGGGTGGCGCATTCTTCCGCATGTTTATGGTCGGGGGAGCGGTTCCCAAGCTGCTGGCTGGGTTTGGTGGCGTAGTTGCCAAGCTGGCCCCGGTGACAAAATTCCTGCTGCCGCTTCTTGGCATGGCTGCCCCCATCGTTCTGATCGCGGGCGCAATTATGACCCTGATCGGCGCATTCTCGCTGCTCGGCAAGGGCAAGCTGCTGCCGATGCTGGAGCCTTTGCGCGGCATCTTCATGCAGATCATGAGTGTGGCAGCCCGTATTGTTCCGGTCGTTCTTGCTGCCGGCAAGGCTATCTGGGAGTCGCTGATCCAAAACTCAGAAAAACTCGCGGGCCAGGTTATCCCTTGGCTGGTCGAGCAGTTCCAGAAATTTGCAGACTGGTTCTCGATAAACGAACCGCTTATTAAGCAGTTTATCGAAACCGTAGCTGGTTTCATCGCAAACCACCTCATACCTGCCATCGCCGGCGCATGGAAGGTTATTGAGCCTTTGCTCACCGGGATCATTGATCTGCTGCTCAACCTGATTACCTTCATCATGCAGGTTGTAGTAGGGGATTGGGAAGGTGCCTGGGCAACACTCGGTAAAACCGTGATGGATGCCGGTTCAGCTATCGGGCGCGCTGTTTGGGGCTTACTGGATTGGATCGCCAGTATGTTCGGTACCAGCCTGGAAGAAATCGGCAAGGTTTGGGCTGGCAACTGGCAACTGCTGCGCATGATCGTCGAGCGAATGGCCCAGGCAATCGAAAAAGAAGCGGCCAAAATTGGCAAAGGCTTTGTTGACGGATTTAACAAAAATGTTCTTCCAGGCCTGAAGCAGTTCTGGAAAATAGTCGAACCACTGTTTGTTGGTTCTCTGCGAAATATTGAAAATGTGCTGATGTTCCTGCTACGCATCTTTCGCGGAGAGTTCCCGCAGGCAATTGACGCGCTGTGGAAAACAATAGACGAGTGGTACGACGGCATGGAAAGCGCGTTTTTCGAGCTTTCCAATATGATCCTGGGATGGTTCGGAACTTCCTGGGCGCAGATCGCGGCCCAATGGCAAACATCCTGGGGCGCTCTCAAGGAATCCGTTGTTGTTGCGTTCCAGAATATTGTCACTGCGATTACCACCTGGCTCAGTAATGTTGTCGCGGCAATCAAACAAAAAATCAAGGAAGCCGGCGACGCGGTAGTTTCCCTGGCAAGCTCGGTAGTTACTGGCGTAACTACTGCCTGGGCAAAGCTCGTAGACACGGTTGTCAAGTTTTTGACTAACCTTGTAACCACGATTGGCAGCAAGGTGAACGATTTCGTAAAAGCGGGCCGGGATATGGTCGCCGGCATCGTGACCGGCTTCGGTGCGGCTGTAGCGTCGTGGTGGAGCCAATTGCTATCAATGGGTGCGAATGTCGTCAACGGCATTAGCCAGGGCATCCAGAACGCCTGGTCATCCTTCGTTACTTGGTTGAGCGGGCTTGTTGGCGGCTTGATTGACACGCTGCTGGATATGTTCGGCATCAACTCGCCATCCACGGTTACTGCTGAGATGGGTAAAAATCTCATGCTCGGCCTCGCCAAGGGCATCAATGACGCTGCCAGCCTGCCCCAGGTGGCGCTCTCTGCCAGCATGGGCGATATGGGCGGCGGCGCTGGTGGAAACGATTACTGGCGCGCTGGCAATGGCGCACGCGGTGTGCAAAACAACAACCGGCAGACCGTGAACTATTTCGGCCCGGTCACAGTAGAACAAAAAGCGCAGGTCAATGACCGAGACCTGCTGAAAGGACTCCGGTAAACAATTATGTTGTTAAGCCTATACAGTTATGACGGCGTGCTGCTCAATGACAGCACAAACTACAATGCCACCATTCCCCCTGGGAATTCAATGCCTGCCGCAAACCCGGAGTTCGTAAACCGGGGAAGCACCTGGCCCAAGCTGGCCGGCAAAACCCTGTCTGGCGCTACTTTTACGTTCAAGGTCATCTTTCGCGGCACAATTCACACCCAACTGGAAGCGCTCAAGGCGCTTTTCCGGGTGGATGATTTCACGCCTCGCCAGCTAATCGCATTCGACACATCCGACTCTAATCGCGCCTGGTATGTGATGGGATACCCTGTTCAGCCCCCGCTTTTCGAGAACTCGGAAGGCGGGGGGTCTGTGATCGTCACACTGGCTCTTGAAGAGCCGATCTGGCGCGAATATGTCCAGCAGTCTGACACCTGGTCTGTTGTTGCCACGGGTGCAACCCGTGCAATCACCACGCGGGGCAACATCGAAACCCCGCCAGTGTTTGAAATTACGCCAACCGTGGCTAAAGTGGGCGGATACGCCTACAAGCGCTATGTGATCGTTTACAACAAAACGGCTCGTCCATTCGCATACTACCCGCTCAACCTGGTAGGTGACTGGAACACCAGCACACTGATCGCTGGTGGAAAAATGCAGGCAGATGGAGACGATCTACGTGTCAACGTGGATGGTGTGGAGGCAAGCCGTTGGATTTACAACATAAATTCAACGACCACACGGGTTTGGGCCAATATCAACCTGCGCCCAAAAGTCGAGTTTACCCTGGGCGCAAACATCGCCATTTCTGGCCTGGCAGACATCACCGTTGCCAACACCACAGCCAATATCGCGGCCCTGAAAACCCTGCAAGCATCCGGGGCGCTATTGATTGATAACGAGGTGATTCTATACAATGGCGTGAACGTTTCCACCCGAAAGATCACCCCGACTGCGCGTGCTGCCATGAACACCACCGCAGCAACCCACACCAGTGGCGCAACTATTCGGTTTATCGAGCATACCATTCTGGTTTATTACGGCAACTCGGCGGTAAGCGCCCCCTACGTCAATGACAACGTCAAGCCGATGTTTGGGGTTAGTTCCAGCAACACCCTATGGGAATATACAGATTTTGCCGACCGGGCCAAAATCAGGCGCTTTATCTGGAACCAGAACAAACGGATTGCTGCCGGCGCGGCATCCTACCACTACTTTGGCGATCATGGCAGCCTGAGCGATGATCCGGCTGTAGAAGCCGGCTTGTTGATCGGATGCTACCAGCAAACCGGTGTGTGGCGGGCTGGGCAGGGCGATCTGGATTGGACTTTCTACCACCCGGCAGGCATCACTAACATAGCTGCCAGCGGCGAAAAATACAAAGGTAACGCATCCTGGCCCACTGCCAAGCTCCAGAAGAGCGCAGGCGGGGCCACCTGGGCCGACATCGCAGCGATCACCGTACCGGCCAGTGTAACAACCTGGACGGCCTGGACAGTGGCATCCACGGCATTGGGCGCTGGAACCTGGCTATATGTGCGGTTCCTTTTCTCAGGAACCGTGAACGCAGGCACATCAATATTCGCTGCTATGGAAATGTCTGCCATCAGCGTTACGCTCGACTCAGCCGGCGTACCGTCTGTGACCATGCAGGCAGAGCAGGACAACTACAGCATGGATGTCAAAATCACCAACACAACCACCGGCGAGTATTTCACCGTGGGGTGCGTGATGGGCCTCAACGAAACCATAACTGTGGACTGCGAAAACCTAAGAGTTTACAACTCGGACGGGCAGAACCTGCACGGCGCACTGGATCGCTCGTCAAAGCGCACGGAATTCCTAACGCTGAAAGCTGGCGCAAATACCATTCAGTTTGATGATACGGGCACTGCTGCCGTGACCGTTATGACGAAGTGGCGCGCCAGGAGCCTACTCTAATGCCAACTGGACAAATCACGATTTACAGCAAATACGGCGAACCCCTGACCGACATCCGGGCGGGGGTTGTGCGATCTTGGGTACTCAATGGCGTGGGCCAGGCTGAATTTGGGATTGCTTACACCGATCCCAAATGCCGGCGGGCTTATTTTGAATTTGGTAACTATGTGACCATTGAACATACCAACCTGCCGATCTGGGCAGGCGTGATTGACACACCTCGCCAGTGGCGCGGCAACTACCTGACCGTGCGTGCATACGAGATGGGCTATATGCTCAAGTACCGGCGCACAACTGCCGGGCTGAAGCTAACCGGGAAAGCTGGCGAAATCGCTTCTGACCTGGTGCGCCTGGCAAATGAGCAGGGCGATACTCAACTTCGGGTTGGAGAAATATACGGAGGTGGATCAGACCGAGAGGAAACTTTGGGCGATACGGCCTACTCGCACATGGATGCTGTGCGCCGGCGCTCCGGCAACGAGTGGACGATTATCCCAGACCTGGACGGCAAACAACTCGTCGGCAACTTCAACTGGCATTACAAAGCCGGGCGAACCGTCACAGAAATCGAATTAACCGAAAAGAACACTGAAAAAACAAGCTATACCCTGTCGGAAGAAGGCGAGATACTGAACGACATCCGTGGTTATGGCGACGCCATCACAAGCGCAACACGCCTGGTTGCGTATTCCCAGGATTATGAGTCTATGGGGCGTTACGGTCGCCGGCAGGGTACAAAAACGTACAGCGGAAACCGCCAACAAGCCACGCTGGATGCAAATACAGCGGCGGATGTGGCGCTGCGCAAAAACCCGGAGATGGTTTTTCAGGCTACGGCACTGGATGTTGGTAGTACATTCAATGCGCTCCGCCTGGGTAACCGGATTGGGGTAAATGTTTCAGGCGTTGGCTTCACAGACGACGGCCTGGGTTACCGAAGCACCGTGCGTATCGTAGGCATGCGATACTCCGATTTTACAGACAGCGTGGAGCTTATCACGAGCGAGGATATTGTAGATGGCGGATGAATTCGATCTGACTGCCGTTCCTGGCAATTTTCTGAACTATATGCGCTCCCTCGAAGCGCGCATTGTATCCCTGGAAACCAGGGATGCAGAAGCTGGTCAACTTTCCGACTTGACTACCGACGCGGGCGAAATCCGTGGCGGCCAGATCATCGCCGGCGAGGGCGACCCATACGGCGAGGGCGATCCGTTCTCTGGTTCTGCAATGCTCTATCCACCTGCGGTTGTAGGCGGAGTCTCGTACAACCTGGTTGGCATGAATGCAGGTAAGCTCAACTTCGCCATGCGGGCCACGGACGGTGCTGCCGCATTTGCCGGCGGAACTTCACTACTCACGAAAGATGGACTAAAAATGACAACTGGAAATCCCTTTATCCTGGACGACGGGAATGACATGGCGACCTTTGGCATGCTTCCGGGCGGTGGCGCAGAAATGCTCTCCGCTTTGTCTTATTCTCTCAAAGCCGTAACAAATCCGAGTTTTGAAACCGGGGATTTGACTGGATGGACTGGCGTAGGCAGCCCGGCAGTGAGCGACGCACAGGCCCAGGATGGCACGTATTCGTGCAATGTGCTCAACTCGGTCATTTACACCGGGTTTATCGCGTCCGTGCGCACAGGCTTCGTAATTGACTTTTGGGCCTACAGCGTCGGTGGCCTGCCTCAGCTTACCGTTGCGATTGAGCAGTATGATGGCGCAAGCGTGCTGCTTAATTCCGATGGCGATAGCTTCTACCTGAACAGCCCAGGGGTGTGGCAGCGCTTCATCGTTCCGATCCGGGCTGCGCGCACTCCCGCAAAAATCAAGATGTACATTTCCACCACCGGCACGCAGCCGCTTTATGTGGACAACATCAAACTGTACGACTGCAATAATCTCATGGCAATCCGCCATGATGTTATGGTTGATGGCGTGAAAATCTTTACCCAGCAGAAGGAGAAGTATCTTTTCCCGTACCTGCAAAGCTCGGATGCTTCGGAGCCTGTTTGCCCGTTTTTGGGCAACGGGAATCAAGAAACAATTCCTGCCCCGGCTGGTACCACCCGTTACCTGGGCAGCAAGTCGGGCCTGGAAACGGTCGAGGCCGACACGGCGATCCAGTCCCCGTTTACCGGCACGCTGAAAAATCTCTATGTCCGTACCCGCACGGCCCAGCCGGGAACCGGCACGCTCGTTTTCACGCTGCAAATCCAGAACGTGGACACCGGAATTGTGGTGACAATCCCCGCTGGCTCTGCTGCGGTACTTGGTTCTGACGGAGCGCACAGCGCTGCAATTTCAGCCGGCGAACGTATCGCGCTGAAAGCCGTCAACAATTCGTCTGGTACGAGCGCGGAGATTGCAGGTTGGTCGGTCGGTCTGTACGCCTAGATTTATGAAATTATCAACATAAATTTACAGAGAAAACAGCCCCGATCAGTTAGACTGATCGGGGCATTTATAACGAGCGAGAATGAGCGATGGATTTGGTGTTATCGCAACACCAGATAATATTTTTGGGAAATAGACTAGACGGGTATAATTTATGAAATTAGTAACATAAGTTCACAGGAGTATTATGGCAAACCCACCGGAAGATAACATTCTGGCACTATGGAATGACGCCCAGGAGCGCGGATTGAACAAGCGCGAGCACGCGGAGTCACTTGGTATTCCAATAACGGCTTACTACAACCGGTTTTATCGGGCAGAAAGCAAAGCCCGCACCAGTGCCCCCTTGCCAGAAAGCCGTTATCCAAGGTGGGATACCCCGCCCAAAATTTCTGGTAATGCACTCATCTTAGGGGATTTGCACATCCCCTATCATCACGCCCCGTTTGTAAACAACTGCATTGGCCTGGCAAAAGCCTGGGGCGTAAAGCAGGCGATTTTGGGCGGCGATGCGCTCGACGCGCACGCATTTTCCCACTGGCCCGATGATGTGAAGCAGGAAGGCATATCTACGATCTCCACGGATGCCGAAGCCCAGCTTCTTGCCCTGGCTGATACCCTCAGCAAAAAAGACCGGGCCAAGCTGCTGGAAAAGCTGGCAGATATGAACCGGGAGCCAGAGAACATGGCGGATGAACTAAAGGAGTCACGTAAGGCGCTCCGGGCGCTTGCCGGCGCATTCGACAAGGTGCTCTGGTTTACCGGCAACCATGAGGCCCGGATTGTAAAGCGAATTGAGAAGGCGCTGCCGGCAGCGGAGATTGCACAGCTATTCGGCATGGATGATCCACGTTGGACTTTCTCCGGTTACTATCGCTGCGACATGGAAAGTGCAGGCATAAAGTACAGGATCACCCACCCGAAGAACAGTGGCAAGGGTTCAAGCAAACGCCTGGTGCCGAAATTTGGTGCGATGACCCGAAGTGCCAAAAGAAAACCCCCGCTCTCTCTCCTGGTAGCGGGGGTTTTTGATTTAAGTTGTTAAGTTTACAGCTTTCCGACGCGCAGGGCCTCGGCGACCTGGCTTACTTCGGTCTTATCCAGGTCTTGGCGCATCACCAGCAGCTTGGCCTGGAGCATGATCGCGGTTTCTTCGCGCTGGCGCTTTTCGCGTTTGAGTTCGTCTTTCATTTCAGCAAGCTTGCGCTGCGCATCCTGGGGGTTTCCGGTCATAAACAAGCTCCCAAGTATCTCGCCTGGGTTTACGCCTGCATCGTCTTTCCAGGCGCTCAGGGCGCTTATCAGGGTATCAATTTCAGGTGATGTCAGTTGTGCGCTCATAATGGGATGCTCATATCTTTCTTTTGGCGTGTACCATCTTGCAAAACTTCAATCGGCGGGTTCAGGTAGTCGGCCCGGCTGCGGTAATACTTTCCGTTGATCTCCCACACCCGGATTCCGAGTGTGGGGTGATTGATGCGCTTGCTGCCGGCTGGCAGAAGTTTGGTGCTGGAAAGGCGGCGTGGGTGCGGCTTTGTCATGGTATTAGCCTCCAAGTGACTCGATTTTCATGTCAAGATCGTCAGCCAGTTCTGTGAGAGCTTCCAGGGTTTCGCTCTGACTGACCGATGTATCGCTAAACAAGGCTTGAATTGCTGCTTTTGCCTCTTCGATAAGACGCTGGGTTTTAGGGTTTTCGCTCATGGTTTAGTCCCAGCGGTCGAGCCGGTAAATGACTTGTTGTCCCTGGCTGGTAACTCGAAAATCTTCCTGCCAGTTCTTGCCGGATTGCAGGGCAATCCCGTTGGCACTTGCCTGTTCGCTGCCTTCCAAGAGCTTGCTTTGGGAGTAGGCTTCGATGCTGGCCCGGATGCCGTGAAACTCGGATTTCAGGATTTCCGGGAAAATGCAGAGATGGGCTTTGCTGCTATCTTTTGCACCGTCCAGGATGAAAATAACGCGCTTGCCCTGATTGGAAAAGCTCAAATTATTCCACATGGCAGGGTGGAAAGCCACGGCATTTACCTTCACCCATCCAGTAGACAGGCCCCATGTACTACCCATGGAACCACCGCTGTAAACGTACCAGCTAAACGGGTTTCGCATGGCGGGAGAGTCCCACTGGATAATCGGCTCGGCATCCGGGTTCACAGCGGTCAGGATGGCGCAGTAGTTTGCAGCAATCGGCTTGACCATGTATTCAATATGCTCGGCGGTCGGGAGTACCGTCCTGTTGAATTTTTCCCAGGTCATGGTGACGGCTGGCATATTTACTGGCGCAGCAGGCTTCTTTGTGGCTTTGCGCTTCAGGTGGCCGAACACTTCGCCAGTGCTGCCCTTGGGTTCCGGGCGTGGCTTCCAGATGGCCTGGATTTCATCAAGGCGGGCGTACCGGCGAGCCAGCGCGCCACCCACGCCCAACTGCGCGACAAGCTTTTCAGCCTGGGCCAGGTTGCCGGCGCTGGGGGAAGCCTGCGGGCGCTGGTACTGCGTCGGGTTCATCTTGGCGGCAAATCGGGATTTGATGGCTTCAAAATCCAAACCATCATTGATGTCATCCAGCAGCGTGCCGATCATGGACGACTTGATGTGCGCGAAGCCGGCGGGGGCAGTGGCAACCGCCAGCCACACGATGTTGGCTTTATGACCAACCGTTTTGGTTTCGCGGTAGATCTTCTCCCACCTGGAGAACCACTCGGCCACACCCAGGACTTTTTCACCCCGATAAAGGCTCTCGGATTTCAGGATTGTCAGGGCAACGTCAACTGTGGAGTTCTTGTACTCGCCAAAGGCGGCTTTGACCATCTTGTAATCTTCGTAGAGTTCGGCCTGGCGCTGGCTGGCGCTTTGGATGCGGGGGTTCCAGACCATCCAAAGGCGCGGGCTTACGCTCATGTGTTTCCATTCGCCAGTAACCGGAGTTCCGTACTCGCGTTCGCTGGAAATAAAGACCCCGGTTACCTGTGCCAGGCGCACTACATCGTACAGGGCCAGGATTGCGGGTTTGAAAAATTCGGGAGTTTCGGGCCACTCCCACATCACTGGGGTCTTTTGGCCTTTGCTGCCAATTTGCACCAGACCACCGTACTTGTTGACAAAGTTCTTGCAGGCGTTGCAGGTGTAGTGCTGCTGTGCTTCAGCAGGAAGCATGCGCAAGAACAGGTCAAACAGGTCGTGGGCGTCGGTCGTGAAAAGCGGATTGTGGTTCCATTCAACGGCTTTGTGGAAATTGTCCCGCAGGGATTGCAGGAATTCGTGATAATGGTCACCTTCCCGGTCGTCCGGGGCGGCAATGTCATTTGCGGTTTGCATAGATTTGTCCTTTGAACTTGGTGGATATGAACTTATCCTGTTAACCCTTCACGGGCTGGATTGTTAAGCAGATTTTACAAACTGGATCACACTCTCATACGGAACGCGCTTTTCGGCATTCCTACCAAACTTCATGGATGGTACGGGCAGTTTCTTGTACTTGCGCACCTGGTAGCCCATTTCGCAAAGCGTCTCTATGTGCCATTCAGTGACGAGCATCTCTTGGCCCTGGCGGATGTGGTTCTTGATGTTAAGCACAAAAAGCCCACCGGGAGCCAGCACGCGGCTTACTTCCTGCCAGGCGCGCTGGTGGAATTCCTGATACCCCCGGTTCCAGTGCAACTGGCCCGAATTATCCGGGTGCATCTTGCGGCCCAGCAGGGCAAAGTACTTGTTCGTCTTGGCCTTGTGGTGGCGGTCTTGCGCGTCGCCTTTGGACTGGTCAGCCATGTGGTTGCCATACGTCGGGCTGGTGCAGATCGCGTCAAAATACCCGGTCGGGAAAGGCAGGGCCAGGGCGCTGCCCACGATGGTGCGCGGGTGCTGCTTAGCCCATTCAGGCTCTATTTCTACCGCTTGTATCTGGGCCTGGGGAAGCCACTGGTTGAGCAGAAACACCTTCCCGGTTCCACCGAATGGGTCGAGAATGCGGCGGGAGCCGGCAAGCATCCCGGCAAACTCACTGAGAAGAACATCGGTGTATTTTGCCGGGTGCTTGGGCTTGGAGTCGGGCAGGGTGAATAGAGATCCATCGGGTTATGTTATTAATTCTTTATCTGGTACGTATGGACGCGAAAAAGAGAAGGTGTAAATCGCCGTATACAAGCTGCGTTCGTGGATTTTTGCGCCTGCGCTTTTTAACTGTTCGTCGAGATAGCTGGCCCGTTCGTCAGACGTTGTCTCGAAAAGCTTACGAGTGCGCTTTGTCCCATTCTCCCAGGAGTAGGTTATTGCGCGAAGTTCGTAAGTTCTGAGATAGCGCGTCCAGTACAGCGGATACTCGGCTTTCAGGGCATCCTGGATCGCTGCGCGCTCAATCGGTTCTTTTGTCGGCATGGTAATCCTTTGGGGCTTTGAAAAGGTAAATTGTTTTTTGGCAGCCGGCGCACACCGTTTGCGTCAGGCCATGCTTGAACTGGCCGTGATGCCCGCAAAGCTGGCAGGTGTATTCATCCATCGGTAGTGGTTCCAGCGGGCAGTTTGCGGCGTGCTGGATTTCTTCCACCTGGCTTGCGCTCTTCTCGCAAAGCCGGCAGGCGTATACCAGCCGGCGGACGAGCTTGAAGTTATTATCCAGGTGAATCATGTTCTTTATCTTTCTCCAGCAATGCCTGGCATAAAGTATTCAAAACTTTCTTAGTTTGTTCGGTTTGTTTCTGCGCTTGTTCCAGGGTGAGTCCTTCAACGATAGGCCCCCACCAGCATTCGGCTCCCCAAATCACGGAGCCGTCATCCAGGCGGATGCGCGGGTTGGTCATTACCATTGCAAAAAGCGGGCGTGGCTGGGGCTGGCCCTGTTCCCACTCTTTGAAAACAGAGTTGGCGGGTACTCCGCTATTGTTTTTTAGCTTCCCGCTTTTGTAATCTTCGTAGCTAAATTCACCATTTGCCCACTGAATTTCGTGGTTTTCGTTAGCCTGGTATCCCAGGCTAACTGTAAACGGGAAATCGCCTTCAAGCGTGCCATACTTGCCGGTTGCGGGCGATCCATCCCGGCAGTCTTCGGAAATCAAAACACGGGTTCCTGGCTCATAGAATGACATAAAACCTCAGCTCACCATCATCGCTTCAAACGAACTAACGCCCCTGGCTTCCAGGGCCTTCTGGCATGGCACGCACCGGATCACGTGCATCTCAAAGCGCCACCGTGCATCAGGGTACACTGCCATCACTTTATTGCAGGCATCGCATCTCTGCGTGCATGCTTCCTCGACAGTCACGTGCTGAAAACTGGGGTACATTCCATCCGGGATACCAATGCGCCGGGCTTCATCCCGCGTCATGGCTGCGCTCCTTGAAGCTGATGACCACAGAATAGCCCAGCGCGTTGAAAATAGCCTCAAGGGTATCGAGCGTCACGTTCTCGCCGTCGCGCTCAACAGCAGCCACCGTGTTGCGGTGTATCCCGGCTTTCTGCGCCAGGTCAACCTGAGAAATATTGGCACGATTGCGCATCAAGCGCACTTGCTCGCCAAGCGTTACAGTAGTACCGCCAAGAATTTTACTCATCCGATTTTTCCTTATCCGATTTTTTATTTGGGTTAGCATAATCAGCAACAATACCCATCAAATAGCAGAAGTACAAAAACAGTATCAGCGCAAACACTGCAAAGATGAGCCGAGCCAAAAAATAAATCACCGTGGCAATCATGTCTGACTCTCCTCAATCGCGGCATATACGCATCCTGGCTCGTGAGATTGATAACGAGGCGCTTTGTTAGTCCAGTGCGACCGATACTCTCCACCGCAGATCACGCATTTGTGAGTCGCGGAGCCATCTTGAGCCAGTGCGGAAACGTGCCAGGGTTGGCACAAACCGAGCGCTGTGACCAGGTCAGCGTTTTTCTTGCGCTCAGTGGATAGTTGTTTTTCAACCCGCTCTGAATACCGGATAGCGCTGGCGCGCCACCAGGTGCGCGTCTCATCCGTCTCTGTGCTATGCGGATCGCCATCCAGCACGCACGCCAGGCAATGGTAAGTGGTGCCAGAGTCGCCAGTGTGAGGCCAAACATAGCGGGCCGGGTGTCCACAGGGCTGGGGGGCGTTCGTGAAATCTATTGCGGCTTCCCAGGCCATTTCCCACTGCTCCAGCATAATCATGCGCTCTTCGTAATCCGGCTCACCGTCTCCCAGCTTCTCCATAAAGCTGGCGCGCATGGCGTCTTTGTACGGGGTGGTTGTGTCGCTCATTCTCTTATCTCCATACCGTCTTGAATACGCTCCATCAGGCCTTCGTCCAGGCATTGGCAACTCAGCGGAAAGGCATAGATGTCGGCAAGCAAGACACGTAGTTCATAGAGTGCCTTAGAATTGGTTATCACAATTCCGCTGAGACGATGTTGCTGTGCTTCCAAGTACTTGATACGCTTGTCGCTGTCTTTCAGAGATAATTCAACTCTGCTAAGTCTGGCACTCTCGGCTTCCATGGCCTTCCATTTGGCGATTGCCTGGTCAACCGTTATGTCTGCGGATGCTACGCCCATTACTGCCCAAAACTTGTCCCACTCTTCGGCCTGGGCCATGCCATCAGAAACCGCTGTTTCGGCGATTTCCAGAAGTTCGGAGTTTGCGGCCTGTAATTCTTTGTTTGCGGCCTGTAATTCTTTGTAGCGCACCATCAGGTGTTCAAGGCTTCCTGTGCCTATGGTAGATTGTAAGAAGTCGTAGCGCTGTTTTTCGATCTCTAAGGATTTAGATTTTTCGGCTCCCAGGGCCTTGATACGGTGGTCTCGGTCTGCCAGGGCGGCTTCGCACTCCTGCAAATTACCAATAGCATTCCCCAGCAGTTCAGAAGCTTCGGATGCTTCGGCTTCCAATGTATCCACATAATCTTTGATAAGCTTGGATTGGAGAGCAGCCTGCATCATTGAATTCGCATCGTTCAATAACTGGCCGGCGGTGATCTGGTACGTGCAACCAGGTTGTGTGCAGAATGCCAGGCCCTCGTCGTTGAAATAGCTTATGTTGTGAGCATGGGGCTTGGTCATGCTACGCCAGCTTTCTGCAATTCCTGCGCGGCCCCGTAGGCCAGCACCATCAGGCGCAGGGCATCCTGGTTGGTAATCTGGCCCTGGGCCGACTTGCCGGGATGGCGGTCGGAGTAGGTGGACATCCAGAAGATCAGCACTGCGTCGGCCTCGTCCGGGCTGAGTTCAAATTCTTCTACCAGGTACGGAGAAGCCCCATACATATTGACCGGGCCTTCACCCCGGAGCCAGTCCAGATAATCCAGATAGCTGGGGACATTCTCGATGTCGCGGATATGGTTCTCCGTGCCGTCTAGCATCAGTTCGTAAAGCCCGAAGCCTTCCAGGGCTGGGTCGGTGATCTGGCAGGGCATCGGGATTTCGTCCCAATCGCCATCGGCAGACGACTTGCTGCGATCAATCATGATATAAAACGGTTCAATTACCAGTGTTGGCATTGCTTTGCTCCTGATTGTGGCACTCGAAACAGCGCTGTGTAGCGCCATTGGCGGGGACTGCCTGGGCCTTGTTTAGGGCCACCTGGCAGGCGGTAACGAGCAGGCTCGACCCGGCTTTGGTAACCAGGTGAGCCTGCTGGCTGGATGGCCCAGCCTTGTACCAGGAAGTGTTGATCTGCTGCTTAGTGGGCATGGACGGTACCATCGGCGTGCGTGTGGGCGGTCAGGTGGTTGTGGGTGTGGGCTTCGATTTTGAAGCCTTCGGGCTGCCCGTTCAGCATCTCGGCGAGTTCGGAGAGTTCCTTCAGGATGCGATTCTCGTCCGGGTTGCCAGCGTTGTTGAACTGGATGGAGCCGTCCGGGTTGATCTTGACTTTGATTTTGCGGGGTGCTGGCATGGCTGTTAACCTTTCAGGCTGGTGAGGACGAATTCGCCGGCGTTCTTGTCGGGGCTGAGTAAGTAGCCGTTTTTCTTGCCCCAAACCTTCAACTGCTCTTTGGCGTAGATGGGCAGCAGGGGCTGGATGATGTCCTGGGGGAAATCCCCGGAGCCGGAGTAAGTGACCGTTGAGAATTTCGCACCGGGTTTCTCGCGCTGGATGTCAACATAGGTGTAGCGGTCTTTGCGGATGGTGTACCGGTTTTCGTTCACCTTGGTCACCTGGAAACCCAGGGCCTGGGCGGCAGCCAGGATGCTTTTTACTTCGATCAAGTTGGTTTGGATGGCGCTATAACAGGGCATTTGCATTCTCCTTTGTGCGTGGTGTTACCTACATAACCCTTGAGACCCCGAATTGTTAAGCCCCCAGGGGTTTCCTGGGGGCTTTTGATTGGGGTGATTTTTTTATAGATCAATCCCGGTATCCATGGTCTTTTCTACCCTGGACTGCGCTTCCAGCGGCTCGCTGGCTGGAATGGCGCGATTGCTGGCCCAGCTTCGCAGGTTGTTGATCTGCTCTGCCATTGTGACCGAGACCGGAACAATGCGGCGTGCGGCGTAGTCAAGGTCAGCAACCGTCACCGAGCGATTTTGGAAGAAAGCGCGCTCGACTGCGCTCTTGACCACCTTCTCGATCTCAGCCCCGGAAAATCCCCATGTATCCGTGATCACTTCGCCAAACTCGCTCAGGCCGGTGACGTTGCGCTTGCTGAGATGTACCGCCAGTATTTCCTGGCGGGCGGCAGCGTTGGGCAAGTCTACCCACATGATGTCGTCAAATCGTCGCAGGAATTCCGGGCGCAGTTTCCGCACATCGTTGGCGGTAGCGATGGTGTAAACCGGGCTTTTGGTTTCCTGCATCCAGGTCAGTAACGTTCCGAAAACCCGGCTGGTCGTGCCCCCGTCCGACTCCCCGCCATTCATCCCGCCCAGGGCCTTCTCGACCTCATCAATCCAGAGAACGCAGGGTGCGATGGCCTCGACCGTCTTGAGCGCCAGGCGCATGTTGGCTTCCGACTGTCCAACCAGTCCGCCCATCAATGCGCCAACGTCCATTCGCACTAGGGGCATCTTCCCGCCGGCAATCGCTTTAGCGCTCAGGCTTTTGCCGGAGCCAGGAACCCCCACCATCAGCAGCCCCTTGGGAGCATCCACGCCGGCAGCGCGGGCTTTGGTCGTGAATGCCGAGCGCTTGATCTGCGCATACTCTTTCAGGTGTTCCAGGCCGCCAACTTCCTGCATGGTGGTCGAGTTGTCGTAGTATTCCAGCACCCCAGCCTTGCGGATGATCTGCGCTTTTTCCTTGACGATCATGGGGATAACGCACTCCCCAAGCTCGCGGGTGGCGACCACTGCGGCCTTGATGACGTTCTGCGCTTCGACTTTGGTCAGTCCGCGCAGGGCCTGGATAACCGCCTCGCGCTTGCCGTTCTCGCCCAGGGTGTTTTGCACCGGCAGGTCGGTCTCGGCCTGGCGCAGGATGGCGGAAAGCTCGTCAACGTCTGGCAAGGGCCAGTCAATCAGGGCGACTGACTTTTCCAAGTCGGCTGGTACGTCCAGGCTGGGGGAAAGCAGGATGACGTTGTGGCGTCTGGTCTCGAAACGGATGGCGATGTCGCGCAGGAAGCGCACAATCCGGGGATCAACTTTCATCAATTGGTGCATGTCCTTCAGCACAAAAATCGTGCTTGGGGTATCGCCTTTTTCGTCGTACTTGGCGATGTATTCCAATGCCGCGTCTGGCGTGGCGTATTCGTCGGCAGCGATGCCGGAAAGGCCAACCAGCCCGGCTGTGCAAGACCATTCAGCGATTGTGCGTTTGCTGCCGGCCACCTGGCTGATGGAGGCGAGTACGCGGGCTTCCTCGTGGCTCACGATCCCGATGATCGGGTAGCGTGCGCGGATGTAGCGGTCAAGAAGTTCGTTTGTGTTCATGGGTTTCTCCTGGTTATCTGGTGTTACCTACATAACCCGTCAGACGCAGAATTGTTAACCCAAAAAAGCCCCCAGTTCGGGGGCAGTTTTTAACTGTTGCAGGGTGGTCGCTCAAAGATTGCCCAGGGGCCGTCTGTCCTGATCCACCGGTAGCCTTCGTCTACTGCCATGAGAATGGCAGCAGTCTGCTTGTTCTCCTTGAATTCAGGTTTTATTGCAGGCGACATAAAAACCATGTAAACTGCTGCGGCATCAAAAACCAGGTAGTCGTACATAGTTATGAGTTCCCTACTTTATCATTGAAATCTTTTACAGACAGGGAGCCTTCGGCCAGGCCAAGCAGCAGGCTTTTCCCTTTCTTCAATCCGGCATCGTAGCATTCCTGGGCCAGCTTGGTAATGAGTTCGTTGATCCGGTAAAAGCGATCCAAGTGCGCTCTGGAACCTTGGCGTAATACTCTTATATCCGGGATGCGCTTCACTAAGGGTGGCCCAAGTTCGTCGTTTAGGGCGCTCTCGGTCGAGGCGGTGACTCCATTAGGAGTCCAAACTCGCCACTTCCTTTCTTTTACCTCATGGTAATCTGTTACGACTTCGCCACCTTTCAGGGCTTCAATCTCGCGCTCTTGACGCTGGACAATATTTCTCAAATTCAGATAATCGCCGGCTAAGACTCGCGCCTCTTGGGTGGTCACGTTTCCGCCATTCCAGAACTTTTCTGCGACTTCGTTTGGGTTAATATGCTTTGGCATGGCTATAACTCGATGGCGGCGAAGGTGGAAAGGGCCTTCTTGACCTTCTCGGTCATCGGCTGGATCGGCTCCAGGTCAATGGCCTGCGGGCGGCTGGTGCGCCAGTTCCGAACGTGAGTGATGTGCTTGCACTGCGGGCGGCTGGCGTTGCGCGTCCAGCGCGGGCATCCGCAAGACCACTTATCTTCTGCGGTGCGGGCCACCGTGTAAATGGTGCCTGGGCGGGAGTCGCTCTCGACTCCGTAAATCTCGACATATTTGCCGTATGGGCCGTACTTGATGGGGTTTTTCATGGGGTTTTCTCCTGGTATTGCAACTTGAACTTTTCGATGTCAAAGACCTGGCAGAAGGACTCCCAGGCGTCTATCCAATTTTCAAAGTGCGGGTTCTCTTCGCAAAATTCTACGAATTCGGCCTGCACCTGGTCAACGAGCACGTAGCGTGTGTCGTTGACCAGATAACTCAGTGTGCCGGATGAAAGCGCCCTGGCGTCGCGGGCGAGGGCGGGGTAGTCGCTCATGCTAAAACTCCAGGTAGCTGAACACTGATGGGCCGGCCTGGATGGTCTCGGATGCTTCGGCTTCCAGCGCAATGATGTCCTTCAGCTTGGCAGCGATCTCGTCGGGGTTGCGGGATTCCGCATCCGCCGGCAGCAGGCTTTTGAGTTCGCTCAGGTAGGCTTCCATCCGATCATCCCCCATCCCTGGGAGAACCATCAGCTTGTAAAGGTCGAGCAGCCCGCGACCCCGCTCGGCGACCTTCCCGCGAACGTGGTTGTTCTTTTTGACCGACTCCAGTATCTCTTTGGCGTGGTCAATGAACTGGCCTATGGCCTGGCGGTAGACCTCGGCGAATGGGCTAATGGTCTCTTTTAGCTGGCGAACGTGGTGTTCGTATTCTGCCTGGCGCATGGCCTCAATTTTGGCGAAGCGCTCGGCTTCGATGGCGTTCAAAAAGAACAAC